GTTCTCTGCTAAGAGAACCAGCCATGGCCATTTGCCGGTTAGGCTCTTGGTCATCGAATCCGATAACTCTGCGAAGGATGCTATCCTTCTGCAAAGCATTTAGGAGACTGCGTAGAATACCCTGCTGCATGTATTGCATTGCAGTAGGTTCTATCGCAATGATCCTAGGGGACTTCAGCGTTTTAGGTACAGAGATGACCCTTACAGGTATCTCTGCGCCAGGTTCGAGGAAGTTCACCTTGTCCATCTCGGAGTAATAACTCCAAGACGGAAGCGCATATTCGCCGAAAGGCAAAATACGCTCAAGGCGCGTAGGCCAGATCCGCTGATCGTACTTACCATTACTGGTTAGCCGATCGGCGGTAGCACCTGGTCCATGCCTCGGATGGAGGCTGTGATTGTAGACCTCCCGGTCTACAGCCGCAAACACCGATCCGAACAGCATGTCAGACATCCGACAAAAAGCCTCAATGTCATGAGGCCGAAGCCGGCGGTCTGTAGCGCGAACTTCCTGCTCACATTGGACGAAACCAGACATCGCTTTGCTCTCGAGGTCAGACCTTACGGTCTTGACGCTGCCACCCCTCTGTTGAGGAGCAGCCGGGAGAGCAATTTTACTGAACATCAGAGTTAACTGACGTACAGCATATATTGCTTCGATGTTCGGCTCGTCCAAAACCAAGCCACTACAAGGGTCGAAAATAAGCTCTAGGAAACCTCCGAGAAATCGGGGGCAACCTACATGATCGGGGCTGGATTTGCCCCACTTCCACAAGGGAAGATCATGGCGAGAGCCGACGCGACCTTGGTCTAGCCACTTTTGGGTGACTTTTCCAAAGTCTGCCAGAACTACGGCTAGAAACCATAGTCCTTCATTTTCGGCCCGACACGCGATCGTTTTACTATCGCGCGTGGCGCTTGTGCAACATCGTGCGGCTAAATCATCCGCCGCACTGGACCAGAGTGACATCAGGCTTTTCATACCACCTCCTTAACAGGGGGAAAGTATCCATAGCCTATGTGTTCACATACTAGCTACGGGCAAAAGTGATCGCCTGGAACTAGTATACCTAACAACGTATAGACGAGGTTAGACAAGACTACCAAAGTCGCGATGGTTTTAGGACCAACAACGATCTTTGGATAGTCATCGTCTTCACGGCGCCCGAAATTTCTTCGGGACGAACGCCTTTCGGCGTATCGATGATGGCTTTCGTCATCATCAATTTCCGTTGGCATCCGACACCCCCTTGATATAATCTTGAGGGAGACGGAGAACAGCGTCTATCGTTATCACATCAGACATCGACTCAAGGACCGAGAAGGGCCTTGGGCTGATGAAGGCAGCCAAACGGTTGACATCCGTAACGGACATATAAGGACAACTGAATCTAATCAGTCGCCGAATATCCCGTTGCGAAACATCCGTTACGACGTACAAGTACGTATGCTGATTGAGTTCATCAAGCAACATACTGAACTTAACGTCGAGCGGAAAGTCAATCAATAAGCAGCCCTCCAGTCTGATGTGAACATCAGGTACCGGCGTCCCCATCTCTGGGTACGGCGGAACATGGTGCGTGTCGTTACGACTCACCGCCAAGAAGCTTGGTGATGAGAAGGTTCGAAGAGGCAGTCACCTGGGTGGTAAACCCAGTGAAGACGGCCAGAGCCTCGGTAGACGTATAGCCGGCGGGAGGAAGGTCAAAGACGATGTAGTAACTCATCGAAACTTTGACATTCTCCGACGGCTTAAACGGATCCGCGGCAATCTTCGAAGTGTCGACCCTTAGCATCCTCCTCGTACGCTTGCCATAGTCATGGCTTGCGACGAGTTGGAGCAGACCATCTGCCGAAGCGTACTCGCTACGGTCGTCCCCTACCGAAATTCTCGGAAGGGAGACAGCCGCGGCGGGCGCGATCGTCAGGGTCTGCGGATCGGCGAACGACATAGGCATCACTCCTAGGAGCTCGAAGCTCCCCTTTGGCGTTATAACGCAGATACAACATATCTGCTACTTGCTGTTGGACAAGCCAAGTGCAGCAGCAATGGACAATTGACGGGGGGTCAATGACCCCCATGTCCGTCCGAACCCGAAGGGTGTTGCCTTCCTCCTTTGTTTCGTTTCCGAAACAAGGGAAACCTCGGGAGGCAACGCTGACGAACGGTATCCCGTTCGGCCAACGTGGAAGTATGTGTCACGGACCACTGTGTGTTCCATGACGTAACCATACTTCAACACCAAGCCGTCCTGGCTGTAATCCTGGAGATTGCTAATAACATCTCCGGTGTT